CAGATGCTGGTATTGCATATACTAAACTACAGACTGGTGTATTACCAGCCGATAGGATGGTTAACAGTGCTAACATTGTAGATGGTTCTATAGTAGATGCTGATATAAACGCAAATGCAGATATACAAGGTTCTAAATTACTTAATGACTCTGTAAGTTTAGATAAACTAGGGTCAGGAAACTTACCTACCGACATTAAAATTACCCAAGCTAACATAACAGCAGGGAATATTGTAGATGCTGATATCAACGCTAATGCTGATATACTAGGTACTAAACTAAAAGACGATTCTGTACCTCTAACTAAGTTTGGAGCTGGTGCATTGCCTACAGACATAACTGTAGCTAGTGCTAACATAGTAAACGGAACTATAGTTGACGCAGATATAAATGCTAGTGCAGATATTGATGGTGATAAATTAAAAAATGATTCTGTATCATTAGGTAAATTAGAAGGTGGAGCACTGCCTACAGATATTACTGTAGCTAGTACTAACATAGTCAATGGCACTATTGTCAATGCAGATATAAATGCTAGTGCAGAAATAGAAGGTTCTAAGTTACTTAATGATTCTGTAACTTTAGATAAGTTAGGTTCTGGCAATCTACCTACAGATATAAATGTCAGTAACAGTAACATTGTTACCGGGACACTAGATGGTAGATATTATACAGAGACTGAATTAGATGCTGGTAAATTAGATAACAGATATTTTACAGAAACTGAGCTTACAAATGGTGCTCTTGACGGTAGATATTACACAGAGACAGAAGCTGAAGCTAGATTCCTTAGACAAGACTCTTCTGAAACTATAGCTAGTGGACAAACTTGGTCTAACTCTGACGCATTCGTAGCTACTACTGCTGCTATTAACGCTAGAATTATTGACCTTATTGACGAGGTTGGTGGTTTTACAGCTATTGCAAACCAGACTAGCTTTCCAACAACTAACCCACAGGGAGCTACAGGACAAGCAGCTATCTTAAGTATTGGTACTACAACTGCTACGTTGACTCCTAGCAGTGGAACTATAACTATAGCTAATGGTGCTGGTTCAGGAAACACTGTAACTATCACTGGTGCGCCTTTAATACCTCAAGGTTTTGGATTCTTAGTTCAATCTACATCTACATTACATACATATACTTTCCATAGATTAATACCTATAGCAACTCAGGTTGACACTGTTGCTTCAAATATAACTAACATTGTCAATGCTGGTGCAAACGTAGCTGATATAAATAACTTTGCTGATATATACATTATATCTGCAAGTGAACCTACACAAAGAAATGATGGTACATCTTTAACAGAAGGTGACCTATGGTACGATAGTTCTAACGATAACTTACAAGTTTATACTGGTAGTGCGTTTGCTATTATCACACCATCTCAGTCAGTTCTTGACGACGTTGCTACTGTATCTGGAGCTATAACATATAGTGAAGACTTAGGTCTTATTACAAACCCTGTAGCTACAGGTAGTTCTAATGGTTCATTAGATATAGTTGCGGATGCTTTAGAAGATGAGATTACATTGACTGTAACTGTATCTGGAGGTAAGTTCGTAATAGACGGTGTATCAGCTCCTGCTTTGACATTGTACAAAGGCTGGACTTATACATTTGATGTAAGTGATAGCTCTAATGGTGCTCATCCATTACGTTTTAAGAGTAGTGGAAGTGCATACAATACTGGAGTTACTGTTACAGGTACACAAGGTAGTGCCGGAGCAAAGGTACAAATTGTAATACCAGAGTCTCAGCCTACAAGTTTCCAATACTATTGTACAAACCATAGCGGTATGGGTAACACCATAACTGTTAAGGATGACCCAATAAAAACAGTATCAGATAACGTAGTTAAGATAATAGCTGTTGCTGATAACTCAAGTAACATAAACGCGGTACAAGCAAATGAATCAAACATTAACGCCGTACAAGCTAACGCTTCTAATATCAATGCTGCTGTTAGCAACGCTTCAAATATTAATGCTGCTGTTTCCAACGCTACAAACATCAATACAGTCGCTGGTAACAACTCGAATATCACTGCTGTAGCTGGAAATAACACTAATATTACAGCCGTAAAAAACAATGCTACAAACATAAATACAGTTGCTGGTATAAATTCTAATGTAACTACAGTTGCTGGTATAGCATCAGATGTGACTGCTGTAGCTGGTAACAACTCTAATATTACGTCCGTAAAAAATAACGCTACAAACATTAATGCTGTAGCTGGTAATGCGACTAATATAAATGCAGTAAAAAACAACGCTACAAATATCAATACTGTTGCTGGTAAAGCTACAGAGATAACAAGACTAGGTACTGCGGATGCTGTAGCTGATATGAATACCTTGGGTACATCAGCAATAGTAACCGACATGGATACACTAGCTGATATCTCAGGTAACATAACAACCGTAGCTGGCATTGATTCTGATGTAACTACAGTTGCTGGTATATCGTCTAACGTGACTACAGTCGCCAACAACAATGCTAATGTTACTGCGGTAGCTGGCAATGCGACTAACATTAACGCAGTTAAAAATAATGCAACAAACATCAATGCTGTCAATGCAAATAAAACAAACATTGACACTGTAGCTGGCAATAATTCTAATATTACTGCTGTAGCTAACAACTCAAGTAATATAAATAGTGCGGTCTCAAATGCTTCTAACATCAATGCTGCGGTTGCTAACGCATCCAATATTAATAGTGTCGTGTCTAATGCAACAAACATTAACACTACTGCTGCTAATATTACTGACGTAAATACATTTGCAAATAGATATCGTATAGGTTCTACTAACCCAACAACTAGCTTAGATGTAGGAGATTTATTCTTTAACACTTCTGCTAATGAGTTAAGAATATATAACGGTACACAATGGCAAGGTGGTGTAACAGCTACTGGTAACTTTGCTACAACTGCTGGTGTTATATTTACCGGGGACAACAGATACAATGATAATGTAAAAGCTAAATACGGTAATGACTCAGATTTACAGATATTTCACGATTCTAATAACTCGCTTATAAATAATTCTGGTGCTGGTAATCTTAAATTACAAGATAGTGGTAACACAAAGTTAGAAATAACATCTACTGGAACATCTACTACAGGTAATATTGTCGTATCAGGAACCGTCGATGGGCGTGATGTGGCTGCTGATGGTAGCAAGCTAGATGGTATAGAATCTGGTGCAACTGCTGACCAAACTAACGCAGAAATAAAAACAGCGTATGAAGCTAATAGTAATACTAATGCTTTTACTAACGCTTTACTTTCTAAATTAAATGCTATAGAAGCTGGTGCAACTGCGGACCAGACTGCTGCTGAAATTGTAGCTCTTATAGCTGGTCAAACAATAGCACCTAGTGTTATTACAACAACAAACTTAACTCTCGATTTCGGTACACTTTAAATGGCAAAATTATTAAAATTAAGGCGTGGTACTACTTCGCAGCACAACACATTTACAGGTGCCGAAGGCGAAGTAACTATAGATACTACAAAAGACACAGCCGTCGTACATGACGGTAGTACAGCAGGAGGTAGACCTCTTGCAAGAGAAGATATGTCAAACGTATCTTCTTCAGCTATTGCTGGTAGATTAGGTGCAGATGCTATAGCAACAACTAAGATTGCTGGCGGTACATTACCTTCAGACGTAAAGATTACAGACGCAAACGTATCTGGTAACTTAACAATAGCTAATGCAGATATAAATGCAGATGCTGTAAACGGTTCTAAAATAGCAGACAATTCTATCAACTCTGAACACTACGTTGACGGTAGTATTGACAGAGTTCACTTAGCAGGAGACATCGTAGATGGTAGTAAGATAGCAGACGATTCTATCAACTCTGAACACTATGTAGACGGAAGTATTGATAGAGCTCATCTAGCTAACGACATAGTAGATACAACAAAATTAATTAACTTCCCAACTCAAACTATTTTGGGAAGAGAAACTGCTGGTACTGGTAATGCAACAACTTTAAGTGCTGCACAAGTAAGAGGTATTATAAACGTAGAAAACGGAGCTACAGCAGACCAATCTAACGCTGAGATCAGAGCTGCTGTTGAAGCTGCATCTGACAGTAACGTGTTTACTGATGCTGACCATAATAAGTTAAACGGCATTGAGTCCGGAGCTACAGCCGATCAGTCAGCTTCTGAAATACTTACAGCTATCAAAACTGTAGACGGTTCTGGTAGTGGGCTAGATGCTGATACTTTAGATGGAGCACAACCAAGCGTAAATGCTTCTAATAGTACTATTGTTCAAAGACATTCTTCTGGCTACATATTTGCTAACTACTTTAACACTACAGCTAATAATGTAAGTTCTGGTGTTACAAAAGTGATGGTAGAAACAGGTAACGATAACTATATTAGACATGGTGATGCTGGTTCTATTAGATCATTTATCAACGTAGAAAACGGTGCTACTGCTGACCAAACTGATGCTGAAATAGTTAGTGCATTGAGTGGTCAAAATGTATCTATGGACCGATTAGATATTAGTGGAGGTCATGGTATAGATAATGCTGGTTGGTTTAGAAATGATTCTTCTGGCGAAGGTGTATACAACTCAGCCACAGGTCAACACTTCTATTCAGACCATGATGACTACTGGAATATAGCTGGTGGTGGTAGTGCAAACGCTATTAGATTTAGAGATGACCACGCTAGTACAGTTAGAGGATATGTTTATGCAAACAACTCTAACCAAATTGGTTTCTTAAACTCTAGTGCTAACTGGTCATTTAAAGTAGATAACTCTGGAAACGCAACTGCTACAGGAAACGTAACTGCATATTCTGACGCAAGATTAAAGACAAACGTAAATACTATTAATGATGCTCTTAGTATTGTTGGTAAATTACGTGGTGTTAGTTTTGATTGGAAAGAAAGTGGTAAACGTTCTATTGGTGTTATTGCACAAGAAGTAGAAAAAGTATTACCAGAGCTTGTATTAACATCACAAGTTTTAGACCCTACAGGAGAAAGCGAAGTTAAATCAGTTGACTACGGTAAAATAGTTAGCGTACTTATAAACGCAATAAACGAACTTAAAGCAGAAGTAGACAAATTAAAAGGAGGTAAGTAATGGCTATACAAGGTTCAGGTACAATCAGTATGACTGATATTGTCGATGAATTTGGTGGCTCAGTTCCCCACTCCTTATCAGAATATTATAGAAATGGTGGAGCAGTTCCGGCTAATAACACTAACGTGCCAACGTCCGGGACTATTTCCTTAAGTAATTTTTATAATGCTGTTAACGAAATACAATACACAGTTTCTTCTAGCACAACAAACTTTCAAACTTCATCAGCATTTGGGTCAAACTGGTCTACTGCTGTACCAAAAAGACTTTATATTAATAGTGGAGTAACTCTTGGTAGTAGTAACGGTAACCCTGCAATGGTTATAGAAAGTTCTATGGGAGGTACATTAATCGTCCATAATACTGGAAGTATTCAAGGTACTGGAGGAAGTGGTAGTTCTAGTGGCTCTGGTGGAAACGGTGGACCCGGAGTAAGATCAGATCAAAACGGAAACATTACTTTCTATAATAACTCTGGAGGACAAATCTACGCCGGAGGTGGCGGAGGTGGTCGCGGAGGTAACGGTGGTTCTGGTGGAACTGGTGGTAACGGAGGTACTGGCGGAAATGGTCAGTATAACGTACAACACAACCATTTTAATGCACAAAATGGTGGTATAACTACTTGTGGTGGATATCAATCTTACTTCCAAGGACCTGCACAAGCAAATGGTCATTGTCAGTCATGTTATGGTGGTCATGCTTATAGTAGTGGCTATCACATTCTACAAAACAGTTATAAGAAACAACACTGGAGACAAGGTTGGATTCGCGAGAACCGTTGTCAGGTACCTACTACACAAGGTGGAGCTGGCGGAGGTTCTGGTGGTTCCGGCGGTAGCGGTGGAGCTGGCGGAGCTGGTGGTAACGGAAGAGGTTACAACCAATCTAGACAAAACGGTTCTGGCGGTTCAGCAGGAAACAATGGTTCTGGCGGTTCCGGTGGTGGAAACAACGGTAATAACTCAGGTGCCGGTGGAACAGGTGGTACTGGCGGAAAAGGTGGAACAGGTGGTACTGGTGGAAACGGTGGAGACTGGGGTCAAAACGGTTCAAGCGGTAACACAGGTGCCACAGGTAACACAGGAGCTACAGGTAACTCAGGTGCTAACGGAAACAAAACTAACGGTTCTGGTGGGTCTAGTGGTTCTGGTGGTTCAGGCGGTTCAGGCGGTTCTAGCGGTGGAGCTACATCTTACTATATACAAAATCGTCATTACATGACATTTCACAACTCAGGCTCAGTAGCCGGTTCTTAATTATGAAATACAAAATTACAGAAGTAACCACTTTAAAATTAAAAGTGGAATACGAAGATGGTAGTCACGCCTATATACCAACTAACAAAGACAACAAAAAAGAAGACTATGCTCAACTAATTGTTGATTTTTGCAACACACCACAGGAACCAGTTCCAATAAAGGACATTCCTTATGAGGTAGGACATGAAGGTGAAGTTGGAGATGATGTTGGCGAGACATACACTGAAACAGTTAAATATCCAGCAAGTGAATTACGCGAGTATTGCTATCCAGCATTAGGTCAGCAATTTGATGCTTTATACAAAGCTAGAAATGGTAATAACTCAATGCAAACAAAAATAGATGCACATATTAAATTTGTTAAGGATAATATTGCTATGGATGATAAAGAATATACTTGGGAAGAAATGAATACAATTAAAAAAGGATTTGTTTCTGACCCTGCTTTTATAGCTGAATACGTTGGACTTACAGACTAAATTAGAAATCTGCAATAACTGTCCAAAGTATAATAAAAATATAAAAATGTGTAGGGTTTGTGGGTGCATCATACCTATAAAAGCACGAATCCCTACATTACATTGTCCTATAAAAAAATGGTAGAAATACCAAGTATAGATATACCTAGTCCACAACAGATAGAAACAATATCTATACCTTTACCTACAGCAGATGTACCATCATATACACCTATGGTGGTACCTCCTAGCGATCTAGAAGCTCCAGAAGGAGTACAAGCAGAAGCAAATGATGAACCGGAACAAGGATTAAGAAAGGTAGACATACCGTTTACAGATTTTAAAATGCCTGTCCCGGAGAACGAAATTTTAGTAACGGCTGGGACAACTGCGGTTGTCTCTGTAGCAGCCACTCTTACAGCTACAGCAGCTTTTAAATGGGCGGTTACTGCAATGAAACCTATACTAAAAACAGCATGGAAGAAGATAAGCCAATTAAAGGACAACCAAAAAGTTTCTTTAAAAGATTAAAAGAAGGTGTAGATGACCATGAAGAACAGATGGCAGTACTTGGCGCAGCAGTGCGTTTAGGTGTAGTTATCTGGTCAGGATTTATTATCACCTTAAGTTATGTCGAACTGCCTATGGTTAAAAAGTCAGCCACAGCAGGCGATATCACGTTCGTAGCCTCGATTTTTACGGGCGCACTCGCAACTTTCGGGCTGTCTACGGGCAACGGTAACGGTAAAAATAAAGAAAAAGACAAACCAAAAGCATGAAAAAACTAATCTTGCTTTTAGCTCTGTTAGCACCCGGCATAGCTAGAGCCAACACTGTCACTCCCCAGTTTACTTCAGGGAGTATGAACTCAACGACCACTACCACTCAAACTATAGTGGAAACTGAACAGCGTCAGGTTTTTGGGTCTGAGCTGAAAACGTGGTCAGGAAATAATGTTACAGCCTCTGGCGATTTAGCAGCTACAGGAACAACATTTTCAGTAACTAACAATTCACTACCGTGGAACTTAGAAACCACAACAAGAAGCGCAGGCTTAGTAGAACAAATAGATTTCACAAGAAATATTACAACAAACTCTACTACTACATCGCTGTCTGTATTCTCTCAGTAAGTCCTGTACTTGCAGAAGGAGATACCAATAATAATAGCAATCCTGTGGCAGCAGCCACTGGAAATGTGACAAATCAAGCTGTCCAATTTCAAAATAATGGAGCACCAAGTCGTCAGACTTTCGGTAATAACATATCTTGTAATGGCAGTACGATGACATTTAGTCCATTTTATATGGGCAACGATACGGAACCACAAACAGAAGATGGTTACGTTATATCAGAGAACTGGGGGTTTCAAATAAACTTCTCAGTTCCATTAAATAAACATTTGACTAAGCAATGCGAACGCATGGCTGAAAGTCAGATACAAAAAAATAAGCTCGACTATGAGCTAGTTCGTGCATTAAAATGTGCAGAGCTACAACAGAAAGGCTTTACCCTACTACCCGGGTCACGTGTATATCACATATGCTCCGACGTAGTACCTATCACATCATTAAGAAAGAACAATGTTAGCAATCCTTAAACCATTTGTGCTATCTGCACTTAAGTCACCAAAATTCAAGACTTTCGTTGTAGAACTACTAGAAAAGCTAGTAGAGCAAACTGATAACGAGCTAGACGATAGAGCGTTACAGATCGTTAAAAAAGGTCTAAACGTCTAATGGCTAACGTCAGTTTAAAAATAGGGAAACATAAATCCCGTACTGGCGGACTCACCAAAGCTGGTAGAGAAAAATACAACAGAGCTACAGGCTCTAACCTAAAAGCACCCCAACCGGGTGG